AGGCATGACAGACTTGCATCCCTTCGGGGATATCGCCATATGTCGCCATCCATGCGAAACAGTGCGCTCCCAACTGTATCGTGCGTCCAATAGAAAAGTTCCCATAGCGAGCGCTGGGTTGTGGTTGCCACAGCCAGCAACTCTGATCGTCAGAGGTTTTCAATACTTTCGACCAAAAACGGGTAAGTATCGCATCCGTGATATGCATAGTCCTCCTTATGGAGAAATTATAGCATAATGTCTTGTACTGTTAAACTCTCAAAACTAGGAATATAGCTATGGGATTCACGAACAGAGGCGCTTTTCTCGCGTTTGACGCCTATTTTGCGAACCAAACGGAGCCCGCAAACTTTTTTGTGGCGTTGTTTACGTCAGCAACGACACCAACCGTTGACACCAACACGTTATCCCAGTTGACTCAGGTCGCTACAGGCAATGGCTATGTTGACGGTGGTATTTCCGTTGCCCGTGATACTACGGATTGGGATAGTCGTGTGGAAGACGACACGGACGATCGCGCCGAGTTCCAAATAAAAGATCTTGTGTTCACTGCCAGCGGTGGGCCGATCCCCGCGTCAGGAAACGGCGCCCGCTGGGCAGCGTTGACGACAGATGAAGTCACAGTTGCCAATAGGCAAATTATAGCATTTTTTGATCTAGTATCAGATAGAACAGTATCTAGCGGACAGACGCTCACCCTGCAGAATTTAGAGGTACAGGGAGATACGGTTCCTTAAGATCTATATTTTAGTGTAGATTGTCGCATATTATTTATGGGAAGAAAAGGATGGCCTATGCTGACAGAGACCGATGTCCTTGCCCTTGTCCACAAGACGCCGGACGATCCCCGCTGTGCGTATGCGGTCGATCCCGAGGCGATGTATCTGGCGATGGCCGACCATATTCAGGCCGGGCTCGCGTCCGGTGCGTGGAGCCGGGACGATCACCGGGCGGGGTATATCGCCCAGGCGACGGCGTTGCCCGCAGAGGCCTGGGACCTCATGCTGCAACCCTATGACGAAGTGCAGCATGCCGAGAATCGCGTGCTGCGGGCGACCGCCATGCGCATCGCCCGGAAGTGGTTCCAGGAATTGCTGCATGAGGCGATTGGCGGGGATGGCGTGTTTTTGTCCTTGCGCATCCTGCGCAATCCGGCGTATCGAACACGACCCTAGGAGCGTCCTGCGATGCCTGCACCTGGCTTGCTGATTGCCTTCTATCGCTGGCGTGGCGCGACCGCGGAGCCCACCCGCCCCGTGCGTTTCCTCGTGCGCCATGATACGCGCGTGGTGCCCCGTGCACAGTTGCACAACGAGTACGGCGTAGCCATCCCCTTGACTGGGCTCACCGTGCGCTATACCCTGAAAGACAGCGCCACGGGTGGCGTCGTGAAGGTGGGCCGGGCGACGGCGAGCCTCGAAGACCAGGCTGCGTATCCAGGGATGTGCTTCTACCAAGTGCTGGCGGCCGATGTCGACACGGCGGGCACGTTTTACGAAGAGTGGGAAGTGGACTACGGCGGGGGCAGCAAAGAGACGTTCCCGGCGAATGCCACGCCGCAGACGGTGACGATTGTCGGTGATCAGGATAACACGTAATGCCAGCACGAGTGTTCAAGCGTCATGATACCAAGGTCACGCCGCGCGTGCGGCTTCTCAACGAAGCAGGCCAACCCATTGTGCTTACCGGGTTGACAGTGCGGTACAGTCTGCGGGCACTCGGAGCGACCACGTTAAAAGTTGATCGCCAGTCCACAATACTGACGGATCAACTTGTGACGCCAGGGGAAGTGTTCTATCAGTTTGTAGCGGCCGATGTCGATACCGCAGGGCTCTACGAGGAAGAATGGGAAGTGGATTATGGGGGTGGGGTCACAGAGAGCTTTCCGGTACACGGGCAGCAGATTGTGCAGATTGTGGCCGATATTGATAATACGTAGATCAATAGTAAGGTGAGGATGTGTGGCGAATGCGTTAGACAACCCCTATGGGCTCGAAGATAAGCAATGGCGCTTCGTGCAAGAGTATTTGACTGATTTCAACGGGAGCCGTGCGTATCGAGAAGCTGGTTACAAAGCACGGGGGAATGCCGCAGAGGCTGCCGCTTGGCGGTTGTTAAGAAATGCTAAGGTGCAAGTTGCGCTCAAAGCTGAGGCGGAGAAACTCCTTGATCGCTATGCCGTCACGCCAGAGAAGGTCGTCAGGGAGTATGCTCGGCTTGGGTTTTCTGATGCGCGTCATTATGCCGATTGGGACGCGGACGGCGTGATATTAAAGGCGTCAACAGAACTCAGTGACGATGCCGCAGCCGCTATTGCTGAGATTAGTGAGGAACAACGCACCTTTGGAGAATCGACGGTGCGCAACCTCAAGCTCAAATTGCATTCGAAGGTGGATGGATTGAACGGTCTTGCCAAGTACCTCGATCTCTTTGGCGAGAGTAAAGCCTTCAGCGAATTAGGGCAGGGGCTTGCCTCGCTCGTGTCGCAAGTGAGAAAGCCAGATGCTAGCGCTTAGTGCCTACAAACTCGCCTATGAGCGTCAAAAAGCGGCCTATCTTGAGCTGCGACATGTCTGGCGTGATAGCCCTCTGTTGTATGTGCGCCAGCGCTTTGGCCTAGAGCCGACCGACCAACAAGCGCAAATCCTTGAGGGGATTTTACCCTATGGCGCAAAGGTGTCCGTCCGCTCGGGACATGGCATCGGCAAAAGTGCTGTTGCGGCATACATCGTCTGCTGGTTCCTGGAAACCTTCGACTTTGCGAAGGTCCCTTGCACGGCGCCGACCGCACATCAATTGCGCGATATTCTTTGGGGTGAATTGGCGAAGTGCCGACGCAAAGCGGACGCGCTCTCGCAAGAACGCGGGGATCATCCCCGCTTCTGGATCTCTAAACTCTTTAAGCTGACCCAGGACCGTCTCTATGATCTGGCGGCGCAGGAATGGGCCGCCACGGCGCGCACGGCCCGGAAAGAGAATCCTGAGGCGCTTCAGGGCTTCCATGCCGACAATCTCTTATTTGTGATTGATGAGGCGTCGGGCGTAGTCGAAGAAGTTTTCGAAGCCGCAGAAGGTGCGCTCTCGACACCTGGAGCACGAGTGTTGATGCTCGGCAACCCGACGCGCACGAGTGGCACCTTTCATGCCTCCCACAACCAGAGCCGTGGTGACTACACGCCATTGCATTTCCATTCCCAGGATTCCCCGCTTGTGGACCCTGGCTATCGTGCGCGCCTTGTCCGTAAATGGGGTGAGAATAGTAACGTTGTGCGTGTCCGCGCTGATGGCGAGTTTCCCAAACAAGAAGACGATATCCTCATTTCCCTCGAGCTGACGGAGCCCTGTACCGCACGCGAACCGGTCCCCGGCGAAGGTAAGCGCAAGCTCGGGGTCGATGTCGCGCGCTTCGGCTCTGATCGTATCACGTTAGTGCTCCGTCAAGGGCGTGTGGTCGATCACATCAAGATCTATGCGAAACAGGACACGATGCAGACGGTGGGCTGCGTTATCGCCGTCCTGGAGGCCTGGCAGGTGCAGGAAATCGATGTCGATGTCATCGGCATGGGGTCGGGCGTATATGATCGACTGGTCGAGGTGATGACGGAGCGACGGTGGCAAGGGCGCTATACCTGTGACGTCGTAGCCGTCAATGTGTCGCATGATCCCCCAGAGCAACCGATCAAGGGCGAGCCGCGAGCACGGCTTTTGCGAGACTACCTGTGGCTCGAGATGGCGCGCTGGTTGCGCGAAGAGGCACCCGTCTTCTGCGCTGAGGACCGCCAAGCCTGTGAGGATTTAGCCGGTGAACTCGCGAGCGTCCGCTATACGATCGATAGCGATGGCCGGATTGTGGTCGAAGACAAAGAGTCACTGAAGAAACCGAACAGACTCGGACGCTCGCCAGACTTGGCGGATGGTCTTGGCTGTACGTTTGCACCACCCGAGGAGGCGGCAAAGCGCGCGGGCGCTTGGGGGAGACGCTAGATGCTGGACATTCTGCAATGGATGTGGGCTAGCAACTGGCGGATTGCCTATGCCACCATGCTCTGGCTTGTGACGCTCGCCTGCCTCGTGGAGGCGCTCAGGAGACGCTAGATGACAGTGCATACCAACGGGACCACAAACGGGACGCCCCCTGGTCGCGTCCGACAGTTTGGCGTGCGGGCCTTCTCGGCACTGGTCGACCGCTTCAGCCTGGTCAACCGCATTGGCAGCACCTTTGACCATCGGCGCCAGATGCACGAGATTCTGGGCTATAAGCGGGTGCTCGACTATCGCGACTTCAAGGCCGCGTTTCTCCGGCAGGACATTGCGCAACGGCTCGTCAAGATCTATCCCGAAGCGACCTGGGCACAACCGCCGACCATCTACGAAGATGACGAGACCGACACGGACACGCCCTTTGAGGTGGCCTGGGAGACGCTGGCGACGCGCCTGCAGGTCTACGCCACCCTGGCCCGGAGCGACCTGTTGGCGAATCTGGGGCAGTACGCCGTGTTGCTCATTGGCTTGCGCGGGCAGAGTGATCTGCGCAACCCGGCGCGCGCGGTGCGGAGCGCGGACGATGTGCTCTACCTGGAGCCCTACAGTGAAGAGTGGGCCAGTATTCACCAACTCGACGGCGACCCGGGCTCGCCCACGTTTGGCAAGCCGCTCACCTACCGGATCAATTTCAACCGGAGTGGTCGCGAAGGTGTCCTGGGGGGGATCACGCATGCACTGGTCTCTGCGGGCACCGCGGTGGTCCATGCCAGTCGGGTGATTCACCTTGCCGCCGATGATCTGCTCGATGATACCGTCTTTGGGATTCCCTGGCTGGAGCCGCTCTATGATGTACTCACCGATTTCTTTAAGACGCGTGGCGGGTGGGCGGAGATGGCCTGGCGGGATGGCAAGCGGCGCATTGCCCTGGAGTTACAGGATGGCTACCGGCTCGAGCCAGACGATGAGACCGCCCTCACTGAAGAAGTCGAAGAGTACGTCCATGACTTTAAGGACTTTTTGCGCCTCAAGGGCGTGACGGCGAAAGACATGAGCGGCACCATTCCGGATCTCTCCCCGCTGTCGTCGCTGCTGATTGATGTGTGCTGCGCCGTGCGTGGGGTGCCCAAGCGGATTCTCATGGGCTCAGAGCGTGGCGAGTTGGCCAGTTCCCAGGATGAGCGCGCCTGGAAAGAAAAAGTCAGTCGCCGGCAGCAACTCGTGGCGACGCCGCGGCATCTCTGCCCACTGATTGATCGGCTCTTACTGCTGCGGGCCTTGCCCACCCCTTTGAAGCCGTACTGTGTGGAGTGGGATAATCTGCTGGCCCTCAGCGAGCAGGAACAGGCGGACATCGCGCTGAAGAGGTCCCAGGCGATTGCCGCCTATGCGGGGCCGGGCTTTGCCTCACAGGCGGTGCCCGAGCCGGAATGGCGCGAACAGATTATGGGGCTCCCGCCGTATCCCGATGTGGAACCGCTGGACCTGGTGCCGCGGGATGAGGGGGAGCAGGAGCCGGAGGAGCCACGCGTAGAGGAGGAAGAGACGGATGCACACAGCTAGGGATGTTTGAGAAAGGATCATTGATGACCAAGACCTTACTTGTCAGCGCCCTGTGTATTGAGCCAGGGTATACGAAAGTGTTCCTGCCCGACGTGACTGACCTTTGGACGGGGGAATCGCTCGCGAGACAGCTGGCGGTGCTCGGGATTGATACGTCGCAGCCCTATAGTCAACTCGACATCCCGGGACAGTGTGCGCATGTCTATTGTCAGCCACCGTGGGTGGCTCCAGGCAAGCCGCCAGCGGATGGAGGGAAGTAGCGGGATGCCGAGTGTTGCGACAAAGAAAGCCACAGGCCTCGATCTCCGCTTCCAGTCCTTTGGCCAGTGGTGCGTGCTTGGAAAGGGGAAAAAGACCGCGCACGGGCAATTCTGGATCTGTCAATGCCAGGGCGGCTGTCAACCAAGCACACAGGCGCAGATTCATGAGGCGGCGCTGGTGGAGGGGCGGGCACAGAGTTGCGGGTGTGATAGGAAGCCGAGGAGAATACTAAATTTTACTGGATTACAGTTTACGAATTGGCTTGTTTTATCCTACATAGCAAATGATAAACGGAAAGCAACATATTTTCTTTGTCAATGTCTCTGTGGCACAAAAAAAGAAGTAGCGTCAAATTCTTTAAAAACTGGCGACTCTAACGGATGTAAAGCATGCCAGAATAATAATATAAAAAGAATAAAGAAAAATAATTGGTATGGCAATTTATTTACTATGAAAGATTTAGGGAATGGCCTGTGGCATTGCAGATGTATTTGCGGCGTAGAAAAGAAAAAAGTGCGTGCTGAGCATTTAGCAAGTGGGCGTACGAAATCTTGTGGCTGTCGCCAATCTATCCCTGTGCTCGGTAGAATATTTGGGCGTCTATCTGTTTTAAGCCTTGGGGGAGCGTTGAAATATGGGCATCGCGCTGTGCGATATCAATGCTCATGCGGCAATATTGTAGAAGTAGGCCGTGCATCTATGATTGCCGGAGATACAAAGTCATGCGGGTGCTTAATGCGCGAGCAATCGGCCAATACGTTACAGAAGTACAACAAAAGTAGACGCCAATGGACACAAAATAACACCGCCTTCTGGCAGCAATTCGCCACGCCCGCCCTCGCCACCCTGGAGGGCGCCTAGATGCCCCTCGCCCTGGTCACCCACGCCGAACGCCTCCCCCAGCGTCGCTTTACGGACACGCCCTCGCGCGTCGACGCCTGGCAGCTGCTCCACCGCGAAGCCGACCGTCTCTACCCTGAGCTCAGAACGGTGTGGCTTACATTGTTCCAGGATATGCAGGCGAGTGTGGACACCGACGCCTTGCGCTCGGCCGTTGAGCGCGGCAACTTCCTGGAGGCGCAGAACCTGCTGTACACGCGCTGGCAACAGGTGGGCGACCAGGCCGCACGGCAGGCCCTCCCGACCTTGCTCCGAGAAACGGTCCAGCGGGCTGCCGAGGCGATGATCCCGGCGACGGCGGAGGCGCTGGGCGTGGCAACGCTGGAGGTCTCGTTTAACGTGGTCGTCCCTGAGACGCTGCAACTCATCGAACAATACGCCGGGCAACAGATTGTGGGCATCAGTCAGACGACACTCAGCAATGTGCGCCAGGTACTGCGGCGCGGCTTCAGCGAGGGGCGGACGCTGACGCAGCTGATGGCGGACCTGGAAGGCTTCGTGGGCCTGACGCCACGCCAGACCGAGGCGATTGAGGGACTACGGACACGCCTCACTGAGCAAGGCATTGCGCCACGACGCGTGCAGCAGCAGGTGGACCAGGCGGCACGACGGGCGTTGCAGCTGCGGGTGGAGTCGATCGCGCGTACAGAAAGCATAAGTGCCTCGATGCTCGGACAAGAAATCCTGTGGCGCGAAGCCGCACAGCAAGGGCTCTTGGATACCGAGCGCTTTCGTAGGCTCTGGATTGTCACCCCAGACGATAGATTATGTAGAACTATATGTGCACCTATCCCGAGCAGGAATAGCGAGGGGAGGCGGTTAGATGAGCCGTTCGACACGCCCATTGGGCAAATTCAGCGGCCGCCAGCGCATCCCATGTGTCGATGCGCGCTGTCATCGACGGTAGTCTGAGGTATACTTACTCTCTGTGCATATCATCATTGCTCACAGAGGGGAGACGGTATGTGGACCATCATTGTAGCACTCATTCTTACGCTCAGCATCATGGCGAGTGCCGAGCCTGTGGACACGAGACAGTACGGATTTGTGAAGCCCGGCATGGGGGCTACTGAAGTGCAAGAGCGGCTCGGGCGACCGGACAAGATCATCCCCGAGTCAACGCGCTTGCGGCCCGTGCACGGACCCTATGGTCGCGAGCTCAAAGAAGTGGTGACCGAAGTCTGGTACTACGCGGGAGATGGCCAAGTCATGCACACATATATCAAATTAGAAAATGGCGTGGTCATCGCCAAGGACAAAGTGCAGTCCGGCGCCCCGCGCTGGTGAAAGGATGCGACGGTGATCTTCCCCTTCTCCAAGAGACCCGGCATCAAGGAAGCCGTGGGAGCCCTGGAGTCTCTTGCCAGGGCGCTCGGAGCCGCGACAGAGGCAGCGCAGGACTTTCAGCGCGCATGGGCAGCGCAGGCATCAGCAGCACCAGTTCAGAGGGCGTGGCCGACACGACGCACGAAGAAAGGGCGCAGATGAGCCTGCACCCACTCCCTCGCGATCTCTGGCGTGCCTTGTGTGCGTTTCTTGACGCCCATGAAAATTGCCAGGTGATTGTCAATCAGCATCAATGGCGCGTGGTCGAGGTGCAGCTGGTGGGGATACGGGAGCGCGTCAAGGCGGGGCAGGGGGATATCGTGCACGTGGGGGACATGCCGGCGTATGCCGTCCCGAGCCGAGCGTTGACAAAAACGTAGGCAGTAGTACACTTGTGGACAATATATGCATCAGGCGTGGCCGTGAGCCGAGCAGGCACAGTGGGTCTGTACAATCACGACCGTACAGTGATGGCATCTGAGGGCAACGAGCACTAGTGCGCTTGCTTTCCTGGCTCGATAGGGGAAGCGTCTAGCGACTCTCGTGCCATCACCTATATAATGCCACAGCAGTCGCTGTGAGCCAGGGCCACTCAACGATGCCCCATTGAGGTCTTTGCCTCAATGGGGCATTTGTCGTTTTAAGGCAGTAATCGTTGCTGTTGAGGAATGGCGCGATTGCCTTTTTGAGAATTACAACGTTTGTGTACAAGCACGATATTGCGATATGAATGCTCTCCCTTGAGAGAGAGCGGGATAACATGATCGAGAGAAGCATTGCGGCGATGAACCCTTTTATGGCAGAGCTGGCAAATCCATTTATCTCTGGTAAAGATTATTTCTGGGTTAATTTTTTCCACAATAGGTGCCATTCGCTTACTCGCACGTCTACGAGATTGTCTCTCAGCGTGCTGTGGACGATGTGCTTTTTGATAATCAGCACTTTTTGCTCTCATCTTTATTAAATTTTTTGCTCTATGCGCTCTTTTTCTTGCACACACGACAGGGTTATTTACAAGATGCTTTTTATGTCTGGTAGCATCATAGATTTTTTTACAGTTTTTGCATAAACGCGACATTCCATCTTTAGAAGCTTTTGCTTTGTGAAAATTCGAAAGTGGTTGCTCAACGTGACATCGAAAACAGCGGCGCATTATGAACCTCCTAGTCGAGGGAGTGAGAGGAACCGGGCTCCCCGATGGACTAGCACCAAGGACTTGCGAGCGGTGATCAGCCGCTACCCGGCAAGAAGAGTATAGCACAAAATGCCCTGGGGTGTGCGCATTGAACACAACACAGCATAGATTGACGATTCAGACGGCGCTGACCGTACCGCCTAGTCGATTGACGCTGAACAATCGTGAGTATCTGACGGCACCAGCGGTGCTCATTGTCTGTGGCGTGCTGAATGGTGGGCTCATTGCTGAAGATGCGCTCGTGCCTGACGATTGGAATAATGTCCCTGTCGTCATTGGCCATCCGATGAATATGGATGGCCAGCCGATTAGCGCCAGGACTCCTGAGGTTTTAGCAGAATGCGGCGTAGGGCATGTGTACCGCGCCAGGCAAAGTGTCGGGGATCGTCGCGGACACCAGGTTGCCAGTTTACAAGCCGAGCTGTGGCTGGATACGGCCCTTTGTCATCACCTAGGTGGTGAAGCTCTCCAAGCGATGGAGATGATTGACAGTCAAGCCCAACTCGAACTGAGTACGGCGTTTTTCAGCGAAAGTGAACGTACCCATGGCAGCTTTTATGGTACACCCTATACTGAGATTCATCGTGTCTTGCGTCCGGACCATCTCGCGTTGCTGCCGAATAGTCTTGGGGCGTGTGACTGGTCTGCGGGATGCGGATGCCCACGCTTAAACCATCAGCAGGCGTGCGCCTGCCAGACGGAGGAGGTCGCGCCTATGGACGAAGTGCCACGCTTCTGGCAACGCTTGATGGCCATGCTTCGCCTTGTTCCCCAGGAATCTGGGGGCGACGTCTTAACGATCCATCAGACAGACATGGACCTACGAGAAGCGCTCGCGTCGGCGCTGGCACGCGAGATGGGCGAGGAGGTGAACTGGACGCCATATTTTATCCAAGACCTCGACATTGCTCAGCAGAGCTTTACGTACCGGATGGGCGAACGCCTGAAACAACGCCGGTGGACCATGGAGGACGGCGTGCTGACGTTGGCGCCGGAGATTGAGGACGTGCAGCGGGAAACGACCTATACCCCGGTGCCGGTATCTAACCAACAGGAGGAGACGATGCCCCCAACCGATGTGATCAAGCGCCGGGTGAATGCCCTCATCGCCAATGAGCGCACCCGCTGGCAGGAAGACGATCGCCACATGCTGGAGAGCCAGGACGAAGCGTTTCTCATTCGCCTGGAGCAGCAGCCGGTCGAGCCCCTCCGGGTGGCCGCCCAGCAGCCGACCACGGTGCAGGAAGCTATTGCCACGATGCCCCAGCATCTGCAGGAGCCCATGCAAGCCATGGCCCAGGAGTATGAGGAGCGCAAGGCGGCGGCCATCGCGGTCCTGATCGCCAACAAGAAATGTCCCTTCGCCGAGGCCGAGTTGCAGGGGATGACAGCCCAACGCGTGGAACAACTCGTCACGATGGCCGGCGAAGAAGTGCCACTGCGCCCAGGGCAAGCCGTCGTCAAAGAAGTTCGCAGTTACGTCGGACGCGGCCTACCCCATGTGCGCGGCACGGAGGACGAGGACCTGCCGCCGCCGCCTCCGAATACCTTTGCGCTGGCCGTCGAGCGGCAAAAGACCATGGGCAAGCTCGCCAGCTAACCCTGAGTGCCCTGGGGTGGGCAGAAAGGATGAAACGATGCCTCAGATTATTGTGTTAGCGGGCTGTCCAAACTATCCGCCGGAGAAAATTGCCTCAGTCGCCATTCTCCCAGGCTATTTACTCACGGAGGCCACGGGAGGCGATGCGGGAAAAGTGAAACCGCACGCGACCGCAGACGGGAACGCGCGGCCCTGGTTTGCAGTCGAGAGCCTGGTGCCGAGTATTGCCAATTCCCAGACTGCGCCCATAGATATCGCCTATGCCATTGGCGATAGTGTGCGATCCGTCTTGGCCCATCCGGGCGATCTCATTTATGCGCTGGTGATCGCGAATGGCGCGGCTATTGTTGAAGGGGATGACCTGGTAAGTGGCGGGAATGGCACGTTGAAAAAGGCGACGGCCGCAACCGCCGTGACGGTAGGGATTTCCACGCAGATTGTCGCGAAGGCGGCGGAAGCCATTGACAACAGTGCGGTGGCCACGGCGTCACGGTTTCGCGTACGAGCGGTCTAATGCTGGCCTGGACGCCAGAGAAGGGATATCGCAATGTTGCTTACTCCAGGTCAGCCCACGGTGATGGAGTTGGCCGACGTGGCCGGGCTGCCGGCGATGGCCCGCTTCCTTAAAAGCGGCTTTAACATCAACGCCCTGCGCACCAACACGCTCCTCATGAAAGACGACTGGACCATGCTGGATACCTGGGTCGTTGAGGTCTCCAGTACCATCCTCAACGGCGTCATGGACCTCCAGGCGGCCGGCTTGAGCTTCGGCAATGGCGGCCTCGGCACGATGATTAGCCAATACCACCAGCGCTCCGCGATGCGTACCGCGACAGTGACCATGGACCCGCGGGTTGATGCGGAGCGGGACCGGATCAACTATCCGCTCATCAGTGTGCCGGTGCCGATCATTATGTCGCCATTCGAGATCAATATTCGGGAACTGTCGGCAGCTCGCCAGCATGGACATGCCCTGGACCGAGATCATGTCGATGATGCAACCCGAGCGGTCAGTGAGGGCATTGAGTCGCTGTTGTTCCTCGGGTCTACGCTCGTGGTGCAAGCCACCAGTATTTATGGCTATACCACGCATCCGCAGCGCAACACCGGCAACGGCTCCAGCTGGGCGACGTCGACCAATATTTACCCGAACGTGCTGACGATGCTGTCCGGCCTGAAAGGCGATGGCTATACCGGCCCCTACCGGCTATATCTGCATCCCACGCAGTATCAACAAGCGCTTGCGCTCAATGCGAATACGTCGACCACCATCATGAATACCATCATGTCGATTCCGGGCTTTGGTCCTGGGTCGGTGAAAGAGGTCGGGACGCTCACCGCGGGGCAAGCCGTGATGGTGAATCTGAGCCGCAACTGTGTGGACTTGTCCGTTGGCCAGGAAACGATTCCGGTCGAGTGGCAGGAAAAGGGTGGGCTAGTATCTGAATTCGTTGTACTTGCGTGCCTTGTCCCCAGGGTCAAATCCACTGCAGATGGCAAGAGTGGCATCTTTCACATGAGCAACTTGACCTAGCGCCAGCCAGACCTGAGCACCCTGTCTGTGGGCAGGGGACTCTGTCTGCGTGTCCTGGAGCAAAGGAGTGACCATGTCGGTGTATAAAGTCCGCAACAAACATCATATCCGAGCCACCATCACCGAAGAACTTGCCCATGATGCGCGGGGCAATACCTATGTCATCCGCAATGCCGGGCGGCCGGTGCGCTACGAGGTCGGTGCGCTGGTCGACGATCTCACACCAGAAGAGTTGCAGGCCTTCCCTGACCGGTTCGAGCTCGTGGACGGGGAACCGCTGGTCCTGACCCACGCGACGCCGTCCCGGACGATTAACCCGGCGCTCTATGCCCTGATGGAACGCGCCTATAAGGGCGAGGCCACCACGGATGAGCAGGCGATTGTCGGCCCCTTGCTGGCCTTTTTAACTGCGCATGCGGCAGGGACTGCCACGCCAGAGCAGCAAGAAGCCCTCGAGTTGCAACTGGCCGAGTTTGATTTACCGCTGTTTGTCTAGAGGACTGACATGCCACAGCGTGTCTCTGATGCCGATGTCAAACAGATCCTCACCACGTCCGTCGATACGCAACCGTTTATCGTCGCGGCCTCGTTGCTGATTGACCGCCACCTGGCGAGCCAGAATCTGTCAGCAGCTCTCCTCCTGGAGATTGAGCGCTGGCTGGCGGCGCATTTCGCCTGTGTGCGCGATCCGCGCCTGCGTGACGTGCGCGATGGGGATACGGGGGTGCAGTATGAACG